CTATTTGTGCTGGATGTATTTCTGCACGTATTGTATCACCTGTAAATGCGTATATTTCATTGTCCATAACGGTGTATATTGGTTTACCTAAAGCATTAACAATTTGTTTATCAAAAGCATAAGCGTTTTGAATAGTTCTCGCAGACACAAACCCTAAATCAGTATTAGGCACTTTATTAAATACTTCAGAACCACGGTCACAGTATAACGTCCAAACATTATCATATAGTTTAGGAGTTCTTGTTCCTTGTTCTATTACAGTATCATCATCTGCATAGACACTAGTATCTGTTATTATATTTGCTTTACTAATATACATTTTTTGTTTAGGTGCATCATCAATTGTACCTGTGTATTCTTCTATTGATGCATAATCACCAAAAGTAGTAAGCACATCTTTAATTGATTCAACTTCATTTCCTGCCTCATTATATGCATAAAGATAATCTGTGATATGCATAGGCCCAAATTTATGAACCCCTTCATAGATTAGTTCATTAAGTAATTCACGGCCTTCACGATTTCTAATATTAGAACCTGTGTCATCTATATCATAATTAACCATTACTTTAGCATATCCTTCTGGAATTAACTGTTCTGTTAGATACATACCATTAGACATAGTATTTAGTTTAGTAGAGAAACGAACGTTTCTACCACGTAATCTATAAAATTCTTGTGTTGTCGCCATGCATTACCACTCCTCTCGGATGTAGTCCTATAGGACCACGTTCTCTATTATAAGAGAAGTCTATAAATCCACCAAAGTTATTTTGGAACATAGGTGGTACTAACATGTGATAATCTCTTATCATAAGGAACATATTTTGATTATATCTTTGTAAATAATCTACAGCAATTTGTTCTCCTTCTTCATCATTATTATAGTAATACAAAGCAGTACCAAGAGCTACTACAGTTCTTAAATACTTATCGGGTATTACATCATAATTAGTTCTGTCTTTAGGATGCTTTGGAAACTTTTTATTCCACTTTTCTACGAATTCATCCCAATCAGAAATAGTAGGATAATTTGCTTGTAAGTTTGCATTAATATCATCAATAACTCTGTCCATATAATAATAGATATCAGGAGCTCTTAAGTAATCTGATACAATATATGTTCTATTTACAGTATCAACTAATTTCTTTAATAACATAATTACCTCCTTAAAATAAAAATAGGCAGGGGTTTCCCCCTGCCGTATTGTTATAGATGTAGTTGACCAGGTGAGTATTCAAAATTATTTTGAATATCTCCTGCTCTTTGCTGTCTAGCAATCATAGCATCAACCCTTCTTATTTTAGTAAGAATGTGAGATGCGTGTGTCTTATTGACCATGTATGTCTTGCCATCAGCAGGTATATCAACAACGATACCGTTGACAATTTGACGAACAACCTTACCAAGATAAGGTGCGTAAAATGGTGATATACTTACAGGAAATTTTGGTTCTTCACGATACTTTGAAACTAAACTTTTACGTTTCATTTCAGTACGTGTATATTTTGCTGAGTGTTTATTTTCCTCAACATTTTTAGTATTAGCCACTTCTGCAGTGATATCTTCAACGAATTCATCGATTGTCTTTTTATTAGCCATTATGTTTCCTCCTATCTAAACAGACTAGTTAAAGTCTGCATTTAATTGTGTAGGTACACAGTAGTAGATAGCTACAGCTTCAGGTCTTGTAGATCCGAATCCTACACTGTTAATCTTAAATCCGATAGATTGTCTTTGGTCAATAGGGTCTAGTACACCAGCAGAACCTAAAGCCTTAACATACATTTTAGCATTTCCTTGTCCAGCAATTTCAGTTCTTGTTAAGCAGTCAGCACCAAGAACGAAGATTCTGTCAACTTTAATTTCAACAAATGGATTAGCAGTAGCACTCTTTGCAGTGTTGAAAGCATCTAAATCCCAAGCTTTTAAGTTAGGAATATAAGAAGCTTTTTGTCCTGTTCTAGAGTCTCTAACATAATTATCTGGATTACCTAAAGCATCCACAACAGCTTTTTTATAAGTTGTTGCATCTGCTACATCGTATTCCATAGTTCCATTATTATCTCTACCTACTAATAAGTAGTCATCTTCAGTACCGTTAACAATTCCGTGGAATTCACCACTGTTGTCAACATGCATTGTTTCATAGAATTCCATTCCAAACATTGCTGGAATAGGTCCCATATCATCAAAGAATCCTTTAGTAGTTTGATTAATAGTCATATATTTTTGAACTAGTGGATCATTAATCATATCAAAATAGAAATCTGGAGTACCGATTACATGATATCTAGAACCAATTGGTTTAACTAATTGTTTCTTCATGCTTAATACGATAACTCTTAAGTCTTCTAATGATGGAACACTTGCGATAGTTAAGTCTTCAAAGCTTTCAACTTGTCCTGCATAGAATGAACTAGCTACAGTAACTAATGCATCTCTTGCTAATAAGTCTAAAGTCTCCATAGCAACGATAGCATATTCTTGAGTGTAGTGTGCAATTACAGGATCGATTACATTGAAGTCAACTTTATCAGTGAATTCCATATATCTACCATATTGGAATGTACCAATTTCATATTTCTCCATTGAACCTTTATCACTGAATGGAGGAACTCCTTCATCTAGTGGTACAGTGTGAGCTTGAAGTGGTGCCCATCTTCTGATTTGTAATTTTTCAGCATTACCTTGAATTGGTGTAGTTTTTGCTAATCTGTAAAACACGAAGTGTTTTTCATCTAAACGGATAGTATCTAATAATTGCTTATCGTAGAATAATTCTGGTCTAATTGCATAACCATGATTAGTGAAATATTCAATGTAACTGTTAATATCAGCTACTGGATTTAAAGCATTTAACATAAATATCTACCTCCTATAACTTTTGTTGGTTTCCTACTTGGATAAATCTTTGGAAACAGTATTTAATAGGCTGTTTAACTCGGTCATTGTTTTAACATCCGTTTTGGCTGGGTCTTGTTTTCCTGACTTTCCATCAGGGGTTGCAGCGTTTGCAGACTTATTAGATTGCTTGATCCACTTTTGACGTTCCTCTTCGATTTGTTTCTTAATAATATCATCAAAGAACATTCCTTTATATAGTGTATCAAAATTAACACCAGGTGCTAATAAATCAATTCTATTATCTATTGCACGTTGCACGAACATCTCAACCTCTTTCCCAGTAAGGTTGTGATTTTGTTGAAGAGTTTTTAAACCAATCATTAAAGCTTGGTCTCTTTGGCTCTCTGTTAATTGTCTGATTTGTTCCTCTTGTTGATCCATCTTTTTAAGAAGTTCTGGATTAGCAGCCATACCTTGTAGTTTGGCTTGTTGTTTATAAGATTCATTAGTTAATAAATCTATAAACGCTTGTTCATCACCATTAAAATTCGAACCACGCATAAGAGTATTCATCAATTTTTTATACTTTGAATTCTCAGCTCGCATTGCTGCAAATGCTCTATTCGCATTTTCATTATCTAACTGAGCTTGTACATTGCTTTGAGTTTCTGTTTCAGTTGCTTTTTCAGATTCAGATGTAGATGATTCTGTGTTATCTGTTTCTGGTTCTGCAGTTTCTGTTTCAGTAGCTTCAGTATCTGTACTATTGTCTTCTGCAGTTGCTTCAGTTTGAGTGCCTGAGTTAGGGTCAATACCGAATGAACTTAGTAGACCGTCGATATTTTCTGGCATTTAATATTCCTCCTATCTTATGTGATTGCCGAGTTCACAGAGGTAGATAGACTACATACCATTTATGGCTGGTAGAAGCCTATGCCTATCTACTTAAAGTATAAGATACAAAAATAAAAAAGTCAATACTTAGTATTGACTTTATTCTTGCATATCTAAGTTTTCTGGCGCAAAGTCTTGGCCATTAACCCCCATTTGTGCAGCTTGTGGTGTACCAGCTTCCATTGGAAGTGGTTGTTCTATACCAGCTCCAGCAACATTACCCAACATTCCTGGGTTTTGTTCATTTTGTAATGCTTGTGCAACTTGATCTACTGCAGCATTAGGGTCCATTCCTGAATCAACAAGGTCTGCAAACATTTCAAGTGTCTTAGCAACTTGTTCAGTAATACGAGTATTACGTTGAATACCCATACGTTTGAATATAAGGTCACTAAATGGTATATCTTGCATTAATAACCACTCTTCAGTAGTGATAATTTCTGGATTTGGTTTATATTGTGCTTGTTTTTCAAGCAACATATTAGCAGCCATAGATAATCTAGCCTTACTTCTAGGTAGATAAGCTTGAATATCTACATCATATCTAAATCTAATGTCGTCATCGATCTCTGGGAAGTCAAATGTAACTGTTTTTACTTGTTGAGTTATAGGATCTTTGACTGTGTAAGTACGTTTATCACCGAATTGTACAAGATTATTAACTACAAGCTCAGTTAAACGTCTAGTATATTGTTCATAAAGCGCAATTTTAGTGTTATCTCTTTGTGTTGTAGCTGCTTGAAGTGAATCCATACCACCTGTAGTCTGAATTGAACCAGTATCTTTACCAGCATACATAGCATCTATGCCTGAAGCTAGTTGAATATCCGCTCCAATACCTTGTTTTACTGTTAAAAGTTCAGGTGGAAGTTGTGGAAACTCTGCATAATGCACAGCAGCTCTAGCATCTCCGTTAACTGGGAATGTTTTATCAGCATCATTACCATATTTTGCGAATTGTCTTAGATTAATTCCTGATTGTGTGTTAACAAATCTAGGTGGACGTTGTGCTTTATAAGCATAAGTCGCATAAATTGAATTAAGTAAGTCATAAGTTATGTAATTTCCAAATACTTTTGCTGGTTCAGAAGCTCCAACTAAGTCTCCTGCTGGTAAATTACAGTATAATAATGCGAATGGGAACATTCTTGGTTTCAAATCTTGGTTACAATATAATACATACATGTCATCTAACATATGAATCTCTGCAATTTTGTAACCTTCTTCAGTATCCGCAGTATAAATTTGATAATAATATGTGATTCTATGGTATCCTTTATCATCAACATCCTTTTGTCTACGGTCTGTTTCAGCTGGAATAATGTCATCAGCACGTTGAACGTCTAATTTTTCTCCCAAAGCTTTCTTTAATTCTTTAATTCTGTCTTTATAAATATCTTTAGAACAAATAATAGGTAGTGCAAAGTCGTCAAAATAGTAACAGAACTCTGCATTATCAAATTCGTCAGCATATGGATCACGTCTAAACTTCATTGGATCTACATTTTTAAAGATAATGTCTCCTTTATACCAATAATTTCTAGTTCCACCTATGATTTTATCATTCCATCCAACCATAGTTATACCTAAATTAAGTAGTGCTGCACGTTCTCCAGCTAATAATTGATAGTACTCAGCTCTTATGTTATCCCAAATTGTGCTCATAGCAGCGTTAAATTCAACACAAAGTTGTATATCGTCTTGAGATTTTGGAGTTAAAGTACCGTATCTACCTGTTGTATATATAGATGCAACAAGATTATCTTTGATATAGTTAACCCAGTTTGTGTCTGGTGTTAATTGATAGTGTGGGAATTTAGCTCTAATAACATCCCAAACTCTACCTCTATCTGCTCCGTCTAATATACGCATTCTCGCATTTACTTTATTGTAATGTGAGTTAGTGTCTTTAATTCTTTTTTGAACGTCTGATAATTTTATAGAATCAGGTAGTAAATATTCTCCATAAATATCTTTGTTTTTATTTGTCATACTCTATCACTACCTCCCATAATATCAGAGATTTCTTCATTAATGTCTTGTAATGTTTTACCCATTTCATCATATGTTTTGTCTTCGTTTTGTTGTTTTGTGTCATCCATAACTTTAGACATATCAATCATTTCATTCTCAGGAACTTTTTCATAAACATTTTTATGAATGTGATTGAATGTAAATGTGATTGTCTTTCTAGTTAAGGCGCGCCAAACGATCATACCAAGCGCAAGACCTGTAATGAAAAATATTAAATTATCCATATAAATCTCCTCCTTCTATTCCAAATGCTGAATCGAGCTCTTCAACTTCTGGTTCTCCTAATTGCCATCCCCCATAATTTTGTTTCTTTATTTTTTCTTCTATGCTTCTTCCTTTAGCATCATATGCATCTAAATATAAACGTTTAGGATCTGCAGGAAGTTCCATGACTATCCATTCAAGTGCACAAATAGAGTGATCATTCTTATCAATTGGTTCATCTTTAGCATTAGTCTTATCATCAAGTGAACGTGGTTTGAATTTATAATCTTTAAGTTCCTTGATAAGATTAATACAACAATCAAAGATTTCAATTCTACCTTGTTCAAAGTAGTCACTCAATCTAAACAATCTTGCTTCTTTATTAACATACCCCGGTTGAAAACTAACTCCATATTCTTGATAGTGTGTAATAAGGTCTTTCTTATCGTAGTCTCTCTTATTATTCTTAGGGTCAATAATTGGAGTTGTGTACCATTGTCCAATCTGAACATCCTTAGCTTCTGCTTTAAATAAATCTGCAAGATCTTGAACAGATGTGTCATTAGTTCTTACGTCTTTATATATAACTAGCTTTCCACGTTCTTGATCAATGTAACCAAACAAGAATGTAGATGGATCTTGAAGTCCGTAGTCATGTGCTGCAATAACCTTCCACTTAGGTAATAATTTAAAATCCTTAGGCGTAGGTACGATGCAGTTCACGTAACTTGGATAAACAAGACCTTCAGCAAATTGAAAGCTTCCATAAATAAATCTTTTAATCCACCACTCAGGCTTACCTTTTGAGTTTACTTCAATATAGTCATCAGGTAAAAACGTATTAACATCTGTAGATGCTACATGTGTTGAAATACTGGGATCAATATCTGTATCAATTTGTTCATACTTCTCATTACAAAATCTTCCGTGCTGAATAATACTATCAGATACAAGTAATACATCAGACCTAATCCATCCAGAGTCTGGGTTGGATTCACAGATTAATTTACGCCAATCCCAAGTAGTGTGTGTATTAGGATCATATAGTGAAGCAGCTTTATTACGTAAACGTGTCTTCAACTGATGAAATGCTTCAGCTTGGATCTCTGATGCTTCAAGCATGATAACTAAAGAATAATTGTTAGACCTTAGTTTGTCTGGGTCATCGAATGGACGTAACATAAGACGTGCGTCGTTAATGAAATCTAAATATTGTTTTTGAACATTTCGATTTTTTAAGAATGCTTCTGGGAAACTCTTTTCAAAGTCACGGAGTATAGTTTGTTCATACTGAGAACTAACATTAGCACCAACTAAGATATTAGCATTCGGTGTAATAAAAATATGTTTTTCTAATTCTTTCTCAGATGTTTTAGTTTTACCTGTTCCGTAAGATCCAAAGTTTCCAATAATTCTATGTGTGTCATTGTGAACACTAGCTTGATGCTCCATGGGATGATATGTATCTACATATGTATTACATACTTTATTTGAACATTCAAGCCAGTCCGTAGATGGTGCACCTGAAATAGATGTAGTCTGCTTTAGTACGGATCCACATCTCGGACATCTCATCTATTCACCTTCTTTAATTTTCTTTCTAGCTTCCTTAACAATCTTGTTCTTAGATCTTCTTTGCTCCCTGTTTAACTTATTGAACTTCTCATTAATTAGTTCTTCTTCTGCTTTTTGAATAGCTTCAGTAGTTAAATCTGGTCTAAGTTCAAACTCAGGTGCGTATAATTCTAAAATAGAAGACGCAGCTTCGTTGTATGCTTGGTAAATTTGTTTCTTAACTGCAACAAACTTTGCTGATTCTTCTTTAGTAGGTTTCTCAGATAATTGTCCAGCAGCTGCAATAGTGTAACTGTTTAATACATGTAGTGTAGCTGTAGATAATAACTGAAGTGCTTCTGAAAAAGTTGTTTGAGGTGTAACAAGAACGTTAGCCTTGTCGTCCTTTGCAAGCATAACAGCAATAGCTTTGTCGTCTTTAGTTAATTCTATTTTCATGTTTGTTCCTCCTTTAGGTTAAGTATAGCACATAAAAAAGAGAGACGCAATACGCATCTCTCACTCTCCCAAGCATGGAAGAACCAACAGATTTGTCAGTAGTTGTGTTACTGACATATTAATTATAAACCTGACCGAAAGGATAAGTCAAGGTCTATTTAGGATTGTTGTCATCATCTCCACCTTGGTCATCAGATTCTTTTTGGACAAAAGACTCCCACTCTGTTGCATTTGATGTAAGCACAGCACTTAAATCAGTTGCACCCTTTTGGTTATAAGTGCTGACTAGTACCATATTACTGTCGTCAACTGCAGGTGTAATCATATAGATGAAAGTTCCTGTAGTATCTATTTGATAATAAACAGTAACAAGACTTTGATTAGCTTTAGCAGCTTTATACACAGGTTGTGATTCTTTTATTATATTTTCAGTACTGATCTCAGTACCATTGACAACCCAGGCTCCTGTTTTTGGTATTGTTACTTTGTGTCCAAGACGAATCCATAATGTTTTATCTTTCTTGTTAAAGAACAAAGCATCTGGTTGATTCATAGGTATACCTCCTTTCTAGGATAAGTATAACAAGCAGGGGTGTGTTTTTCAAGATAGTGAACGAAATGTGAAAATATTAATAGCACACACACAGGTATGTATATTGGATATAAGGACATGGTTGTCTGACACTCAATTTCAAACCCTACCCAGGGTGATGAGAATTCAATTTTTCAAATACCATATTACTTTTGACGATACGATTAGTAAACTTTCAAGACTCACATTTAATTTGACAGATACTTGACGCGCGTCTCGGGAACTTTACATTTTTCGTGAACCTTTTTGGGAACAAAAAGCGTTCCGTCTCCTTCAAAACTTTTTTTCGTAATTTAAAATTTTTTTTGCGATTATTAATTTTGATACATTATTTGTTCCCAAAAACAAAAATGACAATTTTAGGAACAGTTTTCGTATCAATTTCGCACTTCGTTATAAATTTACTTTTATCCAAAAAAGAAATTTAGTCATTTTTTAGGTTCATTTTTTGTTCCCACATTACTTTACATTCTCATCACCCATTTTGATACAGTTTTTGTTCCCTCGACTTTTACGCTTTGGCTTGGCTGCGCCCGAACGCCCGATGCCTCTTAGCTCCGCCTAAATGAAGAAGGGCGTCGCTAAGTCCCTCCAAGCCAAAGCTATTTCACCTCGCTGGCACTCGAAGAAGAATCTGGGCGCAAGTGCATTTGAGCAGCCATCGAAGTGAAATGCGCCAAGACTGCAGAAAGACACTGTATGTGTAGTCCGTTAGTTGAGCCCTGGTTTTTTACCCGGAGATGTGCACGTTACTAGCCTTGTAAAACCCGGTCCAGTGTCTTTCAGCAGTATCTGTCTGATTAAATCTGAGTATTGAAAGTTGCACACCCAATGCAGAATAAACCCTGACCTTCCATTGCTTTGACTGTTTATATTTTTCTTAGTAAATCTGATATCCATTCCACAGTCCTGCACCTTTATTGACTTCAGTGGCAATGTCCGTTCAGTGTCTATTCTTTGTTGTTTTGTGAAGATTTATCTTGGCCGTTCCATTTGACGAAATTATGGCTTGATGTTGTGTTGTATTTCATTGTAATTTGTGGCTAAATTACAATGTATTTTCTCTAACTTTTTCGAAAATTTGCCATAATTTCCTCCTTTGTTTCACTATAGCATACTTAGTTCGTATCGTGTAGGCTGCCCTACGGCGTATCGCTTCGCTTGTCCTACCCAATCCGAACTAAGCACCGTGTTACCGAAATTAAAATTTCGAACACTTGCTCTTTTAGTGACAAAGGAGGGAATTATATGGCAAATGAAAAAGTTGAGAAAATACACAGCAATTTAGCTTACAATTACTTAATGAACTACAACTACAAAATCAAAGCTCAGAATTTCGGAGTCAAATGGAAAGACCAAGCTAAATACAAAACATACAAAGAATTGACTACTGAACTTGAGCGTCTTGATAAGACTGTTGTTATTGAAGTCAACAAAGTTGCTAAGGAATGTTACATGGAATATCTAGATTTATTAGAAGAAAAAGTATATCCTATAATAGCCAAAGCAATCGAAGAGTCAGGGGAGAACCTATAAGGTTCTCTTCTTTTTGTGTGCTTAAGAATTATAGTGTAAGATCAGAGCAAATTTATAAGAAGTTTTTCGAGAAAAACTTCGCCTGATGCAGAAAGTTTAGAGCAAATTTATAAGAGTAAAAATAGAATTATAAGACGAATGTAAAATAGAAGTATAAGAAGTTTTACAATAGATTTATAGTAGATTTATAAGTCTACGAAAATAAATTTATAATAGATTTATAGTTCTAGAATAGTAGATTTATAGATTTACGATAGTAGATTTATAAGAATATAAAAAGTAGATTTATAGAAATATCTATGCACTCTTAATTATACCATCACTCAAGCTGTAAAGGATACTACGGTCCGGTTGGTCCGTTCCTCCTTGACAGCACGAATTGATGGTGCTTTAACAGTGTTAATATATTTAAATATATTAATAGTTGAGCTTAAATCTTATAAGCTTAATCAATTATTAGCTTATGACCTTTGAACTTCGGCTTGCGAAGTTCTTAGTTAAATAAGAATTAGTTTATTGTAATTAAAAAAGAAAGGAATGATGAAAATGATAACAGTAAACAAACCAATTCTAGGTCAAAAAGAAGTAGTAATCCTAGATGCTACAAAGAAAGGAACTGATAGTAGATTCACAATAACTTTAAGAATGCAAGTTGTTGGAACTAATAGAGAGTTCAGTAATGTTATATTCTATGATGCAGATAACACAGCAAGAAGTAATGTATTACCTGCAATCTTATGTGCATTAGCAGAACAAACAAACTTACCTTTAGATAAGTTTAGAAAAGAAGAAGATGGAACTTATGTATATGATGAAGATAAAGTTCTAAAACATATTAAAGGTAAACAAATCACAGTTGTTAGAACAGCTGTAACTTCAGAGAGAAATGGAGAAACTTATTACAATGTAAGTTTCAGACCAGAAGCTGAAGAAGAAGAAGTAGAGTTATAATGCTCTGCTTCTTCAAATAATATTGAAGGAGTTTAGAAATGAAAATAATCAGTGAAGTAAAATTATCTAATGAACAGATAAAGAATTACAGGGGTAAAGGTTATGAAGTTTATTATGGATATGAAAATCCAATAATTAAAAATGGTGAATCTGTAGGATTCATATTAGATACTATGTATAAAAGCACAATTGATAGAATTGTATCTTTATTATACAGAAAGAACAAAAGTAAAATTACAATTTTATATGAAGATAAACAATATAGTTTAATGATTCCAGAAGATTGGGAACAAAAGTATTATGACCAATCTCAACATAAATGGATTAAGATACAACATCCAATACTTGAAGCATATTTAGGAAAACGAGCAGAATACTTTGAAGAATTAGCATTAAAGAAAGCTAAAGATTCCACAAGTATAATGTTAGAATATTTTAAACAAGAAATACCAAATGATTTAGAACAATTCTTAAGAGCGTTTGCACCATTATATGATGTTGATGTAGATTATGAATCAACTGATAGCATGCTTAGAGCATATGCAAATATAAAGTTTTATATTGATAATGGAATTGAATATTCTAGAGATATAATTGGACAAGAACCTGGTGAAGGTAATCCATTTGAAGTAATATCTTTTGGAGATGATACATATCTTGAAGATTATATCTATAAAGAATCATACAGTTTATAGTCAGTGCAGCCACTGCTCATGGCTGCTTGATTGTATGTATTAAATATGATATACTTAAATAGAGGAGGCTATTATGATACATATCATTTCAGACAAAAGATATAGGACTTTAATAGAAGCCGAGAAGAAAGTTAAACATGCAGATAATGAAGTAAAAAGAAAAGAATTTACAATACAAAGAAAACAATATAAATTAAATAAAATAAATAAAGCTATTAAAAATATAGAATCTGATGCAAAGAAAGAAGAATTGAAACAAGCAGTTGAAAAAGTCCAAGATATAATAGAGAAGTAAATCAATAAGCTGCTTATGCAGCCTAAAGCATACTATAATCTTTCGTATAATCCTCCGATTATATTCTGGTTTTCAAAGAGCAGTTTCGATAGTATGCTTCAGGGTGCATAAACTAGAAGTTATGCACTCTCAATGTTATATCATTTGTCAGGTTACACATTAAGTGTAGCCTAGAGAATACTTGTCACTTAACCCCAAAGTATTTTCTAGAGTATACTTAATGTATACTGTAATCTACTAGCAGCTTTAAAGCTAGTTAGTAGATTTATATTACACTAGATAGCGTGTATTATGTAATACCTAAAAGTCTTTTTATTTAATTGCTAGTTACATAATACACTATTGGCAGTAGCAGCTGTGTTCTAGATACTTTAGAACCGTGTATTGCATGCAAGGTGTATGTAGCATAAAGGTTGACCCGAATGCCTTGAGTATCCAAGATTAACACAACGCTCAACATTGGCGGATATACAATGGAGGTAATATTAAATCGATTCAATCGTAATACATTGTTGTTGTTGCTATCGCACAACAATGTGTGTATAAAGGTATTAACAATGTGTCCCGAGCATTGATTAATATAGATATATCTATATGATATGATGAAAGGAGAAGAGCCACATGGCAAAAGCAAAAGTTTTAGATGACAAAGTAGTCATCACATCAGAAGTTTTAACTAACGAAAACATTGAAAGGGTAAACATTTTAAAACCATCTGTATTAATTCTAAAAGATGAAGAATCAGATAAAGTTTTATATGAAATTGCAACAGGTGATTGTAATTCTATTACAACATACGGTGCAATATTCAAAGATGGTAAAGCAATAGCAGGATTAGCAGTCGATGCTGATACTGAAGAAGCTAAGAAAGCTAAAATGAAAACAATCATTACTAGTATCTTAGTTAAAATAAATGCCATCGAAGATCAAGTAAAAGAATACGTAGAATCAGCAGACGAAATCGAAGCAGATGTTGAATTCTTAGATTAATAAGGAGGACAAATGATAAGAGTTATAGTAGGAACAACTACACAAAGAGTTGAAAAGAACTATTCACCTGCAACTTCTCTAAGAGAAATCTTAGAAGATAATGCAGTAGATTATTCTATCGCACAAGTAATGTTAGACGGGGCTACATTACAAGCAGGAGATATGGATAAGACATTATCTGACATGAATGTTACTGAAAAATGTATGTTAATTGCAGTTGTTAAAGCTAACAATGCTTAGTTAAAACAGCAAGTTTTAGGGAGAGTAAATATATACTTTCCCTTTTTTGCTGGTGGAAAGGTCGTGAAAATATATGTTACAGATTAATGCGCGTAGCAATAAATATTCTCAAATATATAATTGGAACTTTAAAAGCTTTTCAAGCATTGAACAAAGCTTTAATAGATATTTAAACTTCCAAGGTTATAATAGATATATAAGTTATGATAACATTGCTTATGCAGACTTACCTATTAGAATGATGGAAAGAAATTTAAAATTAAATTTCTTTAGAGTGCCAACAGATATAGCTGAGGATCAAAAAGAAATTATTAAAACTTATTTAGGTAATAGTTTTAATACTTTAAATGAAAAAGATATACACATTATTAAAGGTTTATTAGAAACTAATGAACAAATAGACACAGAGTCTTATGATTTTATTGATAAAGATTTATTCACAGAATTAGATGATGACGCAATTAAATCTTTATTTAATAAATGTGCAGAACAAGTAAGTGCTAGAGAAAGTGATAGACAAAACACAACTATCGTTCAAAGATATCGTGTGTTTAAATCTAAAGCAAAGCACATACTATTAATATTATCTTCTTATCCAGATACAGAACAAGCATCTGATTTCTTCCTTGCTTATGGTTTATTACCTGTATTATATCCAGATATTAAGGAAGAATTAGATCCACTTGAATTAGATTTCTTTAAATGTTTAGTTCAAAGAAGTCAAGTAAAAAGAATATCTAATGTCGCACCACAAAATGCATTCATGGCATTAGAATCATTACAAAAATATGAAGATAAAATTAAAGTTATTAAGTATAAAACTTTGTTTACTAAACTTGCAGAATCCAGAGGACAAATAGCAAGAAACAAAGTAAGAGAAGCACAAAATTATATTGATGATTGTTTAAGAAATTATGATAATTATTTAAAACAATTAGAAGAAGCATCTATATTAGTAGATAAATATGATTCAGAGAAAGAAGAAATAATACATGAGTTTGAAATAGCAGCAACTACAGATGGAGTATATGATATTAATCCAACAGGTAGTGGTGCTGAATTAACATTCAAAGTTCCAATAAGTTTCTTTGATACTGAAGAAGCAGAACTACAATTAAAACGTAGACCAGATTGTTTAGCTAAAGATTTATTAACTAAATTATTTGTAGATGAAGATGCTAAACTTTGGATAGCAACTCAAGCTACATTTGATTTTACAAATAATTTTAGAGATATGGGTTCAGTAAATGAGTATTGGTTAATGGATCATAACTTAATGTTCAATCCTCATTTACAATTCTACCATTGTTTAGGTGATTATAAACCACAACTAATTAAAGCAATGCGTGAAGGAGATTTATTAATGTTTATTAATATAGCATTAGCATCAAGTAAAACAATTAACTTTAAAGACGGTGCTGTTATTAGTAGATGGTTTGATTGGTTAAATATGGAAATAGAAGAAGGCCATAGTTGGTATACAAAATGCAAATGTATATGTAAGAACAATGAATGGTATTCAATTAAAGAATATTTAACAGGAGAAACAGAAGAAGAAACAACAGAAGAACCTGAAGAATTAGAGGTGAATGAATTATAATGAAGAAACAATTAATTAATTTAGAACCTGTAAGAGAACAGGTTAAACAAAAATTATTAGAAAAATATGATACTTCTACATTTATGAATACAACTAAAGTAGAATTAAAAGTAGATGTAGCAGATATACTAGATGAGTTTATTGAACAACAAAATATTATAGAACCAACAGTTTGTATTACAACTAAAGCATATATTAAGATGCGTTTATTAGTTGATAAGTTTGATAAAGAAATAGGATGGTATGGAATTGTTAATCAAATGCCAGGATTAGATAACACTTATGTTATAGAAGATATAGTTGTATATCCTCAAACAGTATCTGGTGCAACTTGTGAACAAGATGAAGATAGAATGTTTGAATTTGAAATGAGATTAACAACAGACCAAGTAAATCATAAAAGATTTCATGGACACTCACATGTTAATATGGCAACAAGTCCATCAGGTGTAGATGAAAACTTTTATCAAGAACTATTATCACAAGTTACAGATTTCTTTATCATAACAGTAACTAATAAACGTAATGAATATACTACTAGATTTTATGACGTAGCAAATAACATATTATATACTGATGTAGAAATACATTTAATAGATGACAACGGAAACATGATGAGTAATTGGTATGATGAACAAATAGAAAATAATATTAGTAAACCTACACCAATAGTTGCTAATACAAATGTAACAAAACTAGACCCATATAATGGAAGAACTTTACTTGATAATGATTATCGTAAATACGATCCTTATACTTATATGGAATATGAAGATATGTATGATGATAATGATTGGTGGGATAATTTATATCACAAAGAAAAGGAGAGAAATAAATATGGATCTAAAAAGAAAAAGGGCAGAATGTAATGCTGCTATTATAGGAAATATCTTATACATTGAAGCACCTAAGAACAAGTTTATACCAGCATATGTTTACTATTTATTAGAAAGTAAACAATGTAATAAAGTAGTATTTAAAAACTCTAGCAAAATGTATAAGAAAGAAAATTTAAAAGGAAAGGAATATTGGAAAGATGTTAAGTAGAAGACTTATAAAAGACTTTAAAGAAGAAAAAGTAATAGTAAACTATGATAAAGATAGTGGTAAAGAACATGGTAGTATTTTAGTAACAGGTAGTAAAGCTGCAATACTTACAGCATTAGCAACAATTATGCATAGTTTATTAAAGTCAAATAAATTTACATTAATAGATTTAAAAGAATTAATACATGTTGTTGAGGTGACTGAAAATGAATCTAAGTAAATCTTTAGAATACTTTGACCCAATCAATGATGTAACCGCACCTATGCATGTCATAGGTGTAGGAGCTATGGGTTCAAGAGTAGTAGAATTATTAGTGCGTTTAGGTATACCCAAGATTCATATCTGGGATATGGATATAGTTGAAGATAAAAATATAACTAATCAATTATATTTCACAACACAAATAGGTATGAAAAAGACTGAAGCATTAACAGAAATAATTCATATGATTAATCCAACATGCGAAGTAAAACAACACGATGAATATAAAGATCAATCTCTTGCAGGATATGTATTCTTATGTGTAGATAGTATAGAACTAAGACACAACATAGCAACAATGCATAAAGATAATCCAAAGATTAAAGGTATGTTTGATACAAGAATGAGATTAGAAGATGCACAAAGTTATGCTGCAGATTGGACAGATGATATTCAAAAGAAAACATTTATTAGTTCAATGGAGTTTACAGATGATGAAGCTAAAGATGCTACTCCCGTGTCTGCTTGTGGCACGACACTGTCGGTAGCCAGCACAGTTGTATCAACAGCTGCATTTACTGTATCTAATTTCATGAATTTAATTAGAACTGGTAAATGTAAAACAATGATATTTACAGATGCATTTAAGCATACTGTTATAACACTTTAATAATAGTATTAAACTTTAATAAGTTTGCTTTCATCTATAAAGAGAAAGTTTCACAAAGTTAGGATGAGAAAGATAATATCCTGAAGGATTCGACGTAAGCTTCGTACGGTGCGGATGCTGCGAATGTCCAAGAACCAGCAAGGTGATTGCATGACCCAACACATTGCAGTCAACATCTGAGTACAGTTGGACCCCTCCCCAGGATGGATCTCACTCAAGTTACATCATCTATATATTTAAAGTATTATTAAAGAGAAAGGAGAAAGAAAATGTATATTACAAGTGTAAAGAAAAATACTGGGCCAGGTAATAATAGAGCCCAATTAAATTTAATTGATAGTTTATTTGGTGAATACCAAGAACCTGATGTAATAGTAGACGCAGGTTCTTTTATTAGAACTATAACTAGAACAGCTATGAATTATGAACTAGAAGTTCCTGAAAATTATTTTAAAAACGTTAGATATATTAATAGTTATTTAAAAAACTTTTTAGAAAATCATAACATTCCAGATATGTATTATGAATTTAAAATACCTAAAAAATCTGGTGGACTTAGAACTATTGATGCACCTAATGATGAATTGAAAACAACAATGACTGAAGTAACAAACATGTTACGTAATAAATTCAAATTAAATACACACGATTCAGCATTTGCGTATGTAAAAAATAGAAGTGTAGTTGATGCTGTTAAAGAACATAATAAAAATGATTCAAGATGGTTTTTAAAAATTGATTTACATAATTTTTTTGGAAGTTGTAATAAAGAATTTATTATTAATCAACTTTCACAAATTTATCCATTTGCACAACAAGCTAATACACAAGAAACACATTCAATGTTAGAAAGATTAGCAGAGTTTGCAACATTAAATGATGGATTACCACAAGGAACACCATTATCACCAGTGTTAACTAACTGGTTAATGATTCCTTATGATTATAAAATAAATTTATTATTGAATAATTTAGTTAAACAAAATAAAATTTTAAAACAAAGATATATTTATACAAGATACGCAGATGATATTATCATATCTGCAAAAGAAAAGTTTAATTATAATATAGTTGTTGAACACATTAAGAATCTGTTCATGAACAGTCCATTAGAATTAAATGAAACTAAAACTAGATTTGGTTCTAATGCTGGACGTAACTGGAACTTAGGTATCATGTTAAATAAAGATAATAAGTTGACAGTAGGACATAAAAGAAAAAGATATATCAAAGACAATGTGTATTACTTTATCAAGTTTAAAGAAACTTGGGATAAAGAACAATGTCGTTGGTTATTAGGTAACCTAGCGTGGTTACAAAATGTTGAACCAGATTATTATAATGGTTTATTAAACTATTATTATAATAAATTTAATATCAATGTAGTTAAAGAACTACAAAAGATTATTAAAAAGTAAAAAGACACTAGCATATTTGTATATATTATGATACAATATTTGTATCAGATGGATACAGCTATAAGCTATTAAGCTATAGTGTCCCACCAACAGGACATCACGAATATCACGCCACGCCGTGACAGAAATTCTGCAGGACGTGCCGAATTTCTGACACTGCAAGGCAGATACTCTTTATTTTAGTAGTGTCCCTCTGAAGTAGAGGAGGAAATTATATGCAAGAAAAATTATTAAATAAGTCAGGGTTTGAAAGAAGAGCAGACGAAATACGATTCTGTATTTTTGTGGAGAACTTGTTGATAAAGTATAATAGAAGTGTTGAAGTCTTAGACTTAATGGGAATGTTTAGTCAATTAGCAGGTGTTACACCAACACTAATTAATAAACTAATTCAACAAGTATATATAAAAGACAGAGCTTTAATACCAAGTAAAGAAGAAATGTTAATTGTATTAAAGAAAAAGAATTTATCTATGAGACAAATAAGAGATAAAGCAGGTATACATCCTAACACACAATATAGATTGTATAGAGAAATGCAAAATAACAAAGACCAAATACCTGATATTAAACCTAGATTAAATGATGAAGAATATATAACTATCATAAAATTTATGGAACAAATTGAAAAATTCAAGGAGATATAATATGGCTAGTAGAATTATAGATATAGATTTTAGACAAGGTGAAACAGATTTAATAGATTTACAAAACAGTTTCAATGATATCGGACAAGAAGCATTGTTTATGAATCATTATGAACTTGCTGATCGTTCAGGAGATTCACCTATTGCTTGGAAGAAATTCTTAATGGATCCTAGAGTAGCTAATTATATCAATGAAGAATTAGATTTATTAAAGAAATCTAAAGTAGCTATAATGTTAAAAGATATAGAGACAACTAAGAGCACAGGTCAAGCACAGTTATTAAACACGTTGCTTAACCAAACTAAAACAGAACAAAGGAAAGATGGACCTGTGTTTATATACACAATGATTCCATTGAATGAGCATGAACAACATGCTAGAAATGTGGTGACTATAGATGGTATTGACCCCTTTGAGAATAACGATGAATCAACTTCAAGTTAAAGGAACAGGTAGACACAATGGAGAAGAAGTGTTACCATGCACAACTACATTAATGAACAAATTAAATGTAACACCAACACAAATTAAAAAGATTAATGAGCAACAACAAATCACTTTAGATAAATTAAACGCAGCAACTGAAAAAGATTTAAGACCTTATCAAATAGAAGATGTTAAATTCTTAGCTGCAAGAAAGAATGCAGGTTGCTTTAATGAACAAAGAACAGGTAAGACACCAACTATCTTACGTGTTCTAAAAGAAAAAGGAATTAAGAAAGTATTAATCGTAAGCCCAGCATCAATCATTTACAAATGGAAAGAAGAATGTGAACGCTGGGCTGAGCTTCCTTGTGTTGTAGTAGATGGCAATGCTAAACAAAGACAAGCCATCATTGCAGCATGGAAAACAGGAGGTCTTGTTATTAGTTATGAATGTTTAAGAGAAACAACTAGATATAATAAAGAGAAATGTGAGTATACAATTACAGGTGATCTAGCATTTATAAAGAAGCATAAAGATATTGAAGCCTGTATTTTAGATGAAGCACATAGAATAAAGAATCATAAATCTAAACAAGCAGAAGCTATGTTTAGTTTGTCCTATATAAATAATAAGTATGCATTAACTGGAACACCGGCACAGAATAAACAGTATGAAATATTTAGTATACTTCACTGGTTATATCCTACAATCTTTACTGGTTACTGGAGATTCATAGATTATTATTTTATAAAAGAAACTAAATGGAATGCCAACGGTGAATACATTGAGATTACAAATTTTCAAAGAGGTAAAGATAAAGAACTTCAAGAGTTTCTTAATACTATTTCCACACGCCGTTTGCGTGCGTCGGTTATGTCATGGTTACCTGCTAAAGATTATGAGATGATTAAATTACAACCGACAAAAGAACAAAAAGAATACATTAATGAATTAAAAGCAAACTTTGAAATAGGTGATGAAGAAGTTATGGCTGTTAATGTATTAGACCAATTAATAAAAGAAAGACAATTATGTTTAAGTCCAGAAGTATTAGGATTAAAAGGAAAGTCACCTAAAATAGAATGGATAAAACAGTATATAAAAGATTATCCAGATAAACAAATATTAATATTTAGTAACTTTACTAAATGGTTAAAGTTATTATCTAAAGAATTAGATTGTCCTAACATGATTATAGGAGAGACAACAAAAATAAAAAGGGAACAGTTGAAAAATGATTTTCAATGTGGTAAAATAAAATTGTTACTACTAAACATCAAGGCTGCTAAAGAAGGTATCACATTAGATAATGCTAGTGTTGCTATCTTCACAGATAAATATCCTCCTGTAGGTGATGTTCTTCAAGCCGAAGATAGATTCGTAGCAACAACTAAGGATAAAAAGGATATAGGCCATACTATAATTGATTTAGTTATGGCTGATACTTATGAAGAATCTATACATAAATTGCTTAAAGCAAATGCTAATGATATAGATATAATAAATAACTATATCAAGTATTTAGGAGGTAACCAACATGATTAAATTAATATTGATAAGAACCGATTGTTATTTTTAATGTCCTATTAACAGTCGGTTTTTATATATAAGAAAGGAGGAGAGTATGTTGCAAAGTATGTTTACAGTAATCGGAAGGTTATTAGAAATCAACGGTAATACAGTGACAGTATTATGGACAGAATCACAAGAACCACATAAAGAACATAAAGTGTTTATAGATATGTCAGACACTATCTTAGATAATGTAAAACAATATTGTAAACATGGAGATATTATGGGAATCAAAGGATCTGTGCATAATCAAAATGCATTAGTTGCTGATAAAGTAACATTCTTATCTTCTACAAGAAATACAGAGGAGGAGGATGGAAATGATTAATAAGTTCCGTAAAGTCGAAAGACAAAAAGTCAAAGCATCTATCATGATTGAAGGACTACAAGGTAGCGGTAAATCAGGATTAGCATTAGCTATTGCTAGAGTTTTAGCAAGTGATTGGAATAAGATTTATGCAATAGATACAGAGAATCAATCACTAGATTTGTTTGATGGAATAAAACTAAATACAGGTATTAAAGTAACTAACTTTAATAAAGTAGATTTAACACCTGATGATGGTTTTGCACCAAGCAATTATATGACATTAAGAGAAGAAGCAATCGCTGATGGTGCTGAAGTAGTAATCATGGATTCTATATCTCACATGTGGAATCGTAAAGGTGGATTACTAGATAAAGTAACTGAAGCACAAGCATCTGGTTTAGACCAATATCGTAGTTGGGGCACTGATGAGAATAGAAAAGAAAAGGAATTGATATTCGATTTAGTTCGTTCACACAAAGCACACATCATAACTACAGTAAGAAGTAAAGAAAAATTTGGTATGGAATATGATGAAACTAAAGGTAAAAACAAAGTTGTTTCATTAGGTGAACAACAAATACAACAAGAAGGACTAAAATACGAACCTGATTTAGTTTTAAGAATGGTGTCTGCAGGTCATACAGATGGAACTGCACCTGTTGCTGAAGTATTAAAGAGTCGTTATACTATCCTTAGAGTTGGTGAAGAATATGAATTCACACCAGAACTACTTAATAATTTAAAACAATATCTTGAAGAAGGTGTTGATCCTGAATTATTATTAGCACAACAAAAAGATGATTTGATCAAAGCAATCAAGGATTATTGCACAACACCTGCACGTAAGAGTGTATGGAAATCATTAAAGGAAGCATCTGGATTTGAAGGTAAATTAGAGGACATGCCTTTAGAAACAATGAAACCTTTATATAAACAATTAATATCTGATTAGGAGGAAATTATGGAAGAAGTAAATGTAGCAACAATCGATTTAAATCCTGAAGAAACTTTAAAACCAACACCAGTTGATTATAAAGATTTAACTAAACAAGATTTAATTAGATTATGCGAAGAAAAAGATTCACATATAGAAGCATATGAATCTGAAAGACAAAGTGTTCAAGAAACACATGATAAAGAAATGCATAACATGAATGAATATTATGCAAAGAAAATTACTGAGTTATCAAAAGTAATTAAATATTATGAAAGAAAGAAAAAGTTAATATTAGATTTATTAACAATAGAAGAAGATAAGGAGGAAAAGAAATAATGATACAATTTAATAGTTTGCCAAAAGATAAACCAAGTCAAAACAATGTGAAACCTGGTAGATATACAGCAACTGTATTTAAATGTGAAATGAGAACAGGTAAAGATTCAGGAACTGAATATCTAAATGTTTCATTCTTATTAGATGGTGGAGGATTTGTTAATGAAAACTATTTCGATAGTGATAAACAATTCCTACAATTTAAATTAGGTCAACTTCTTAAAGCGTGCAAGGTTACATTAGAAGGAGAAGGAACTCTTAAAGATGTAGCTAAAGTAATCAAAGGAAAGAAAGTTATTGTTGACGTTGTAGTTAATGACAAAGGTTATGGTGCATTAGATTACACAGGAAACAATGATGGTATATATCCTGTTGATACACCAAATGTATCTGAAACAGAAGATATAGAAACACCAGAAGTTCTTGACGAAGATTTAAACCAAGCAATCGATGATGACTTTTAATGTCATTCTTTGAATATTATTTTAGTGAGTATGATTTCAGTAAGAAGGAGACAGCAGTATGTTGTCCCTTCCCACATCATACTGAAAATAATATTGAGTATTATGAAACAAATCCTAGTGCTCATATAAATAAAGAAAAAGGAGTATTCCATTGCAAGGTTTGCAACGAAGGTCTTAGTGAAATATCTTTCATAGCAAAAGTATTAGGCTGTAGTTATGAGGTTGCAACTAAGATAGCAAAACTATTTACAACTAAAGAAGACATATTCACATGGAATAATAATACTGCTATAACAAATGAGATTCATGCACTTGCAAATGAATTAGGAATCTCAGATGAAGTTATAAAAGAATTAAACATAAGCACAGAGTTAGGTGATGAGTTAGCATTCCCTGTAATTATGTATAATAAAATTGTAGATGTAAGAAGTTATAGACCAAAAGACAGAGCGAATAAAATTCGTAGTAGAGTTGGTGCAATAGCAGGGTTAGTTATACCTTTTGATTTATGGTATCCAACTGATGAAGACAAATGGACATTGATCTGTGCAGGAGAAAAAGATATGGCTGTTGCAAGAAGCCATGGTTTTAATGCAATCACATTAACAGGTGGAGAAAGAGCTCTACCAAGTTTCATCGTTCCTTTTAAAAATAGAAAAATAGCAATATGCTATGATAATGATGATGCAGGAAAAGCAGGTGCTAAAGCATTAGCAGCATATCTATATCCATATGCAAAAGAAGTAAGAGTAATTACAAAGTTTCATGAAGTATGTAAAGAACATGGTGAAGATATAACTGACTTCTTTGTAAAGTATAAAGGAACTGCAGACCAATTAAAACATTATATAATTAATACACCTGCCTTTACACAAGAAGAAGCTAAAGCAGAAACTGCTAAAAGATACCCACGTGTAACATTATTAGAAGCAAGTAAACCTCAACATGTTAATAGAGTTTTACAATCAAGTATACAAGTAGTAGCAACATATGAAAAAGCTATGCCTGTCCCTACAACTATTTATGCAAAGAAATTAAATGTAACAGGAGATCCTAAATATAATACAATGAAAGTTGGCGAAGAAAGAAGCTGGACTTTAAATGAAAACAATTGCCAAGATATTTTAAAATTGATAGATAATAATTTTACTGAATCTCAAATAAGAGATAATACTAGAGAGATATTACATATACCTAAAATAGAAAGAGACATTGCAGTTGAAAAGCCAACTAAAGAAACAGTTTATGAATGTAATGTAACAGATCTATTTGAGGTAACAACTAAAGACATTGCAACAATTGAGCTTACAGCATATGTCTTAAAGAAAAGACTAGAAAGTGGGAAAAAATATCTAGTCACTTATAAGTTAGTTCCACACCCATATAAAGGACAGCTACTTACAATGATTATATTAGATGCTGAAGAAGTTACAGATAGTGTATCTAATTTCGTAGTAACAAATGACGTCAAAGCACAATTAAAAAAGTTCCAAGAAATAGAAGGAACAGTGCAAGAAAGAATTGATACATTAACTGAAATGAATAAAGCATTTATAGGATACAACGGTTATAATAATTTAATACAAGCAATTGATTTAAGTTTCCATACTGTATTAGAATTTAATTTCGGAACATTTAAAAATGTTAGAGGATATCTAGATACTTTAATAGTTGCTGAATCAAGAGTTGGTAAATCTTCTACAGCAGAAACATTACAACAACTTTATGGTTTAGGTGCGTTCACATCATTAGCAGGAAATAGTGCAACAGTATCAGGTATCATAGGTGGTAGTAATAAAGTTAATGGTTCATATCAAACAAGAGCTGGTTTGATTCCTATGAATCATAGAGGTCTTATTATATTTGAAGAACTTGCTAAATGTAATGCAAATCTTATTAGAGAATTAACTGATATTCGTAGTAGTAATCAAGTAAGAATTGCAAGAGTTAGTGGAACACTAACACTACCAGCATTAGTAAGAATGATTACATTAACTAATGCAGCTAGTAAGAATGGTAAGACACGCCCAATTAGTGCGTATCCAAATGGCGTAGAAATTCTAGAAGAATTAATCGGAACACCTGAAGATATGGCAAGATATGATTTAATGTTAGTCATGGCTGATACAGGTAGTAGAGAAGTTGATCCTTTCTGGGAAGCACCACAACCATTTGAAGTAGAAGATTATAGAACTAGAATAAGATGGATCTGGAGTAGAACAGTTGACCAAGTTATTATAAGTCAAGATGTTGGTAGATATATTATTACACAATGTAATGAACTAAATAAAATATATGATTCACATATAAAAATATTTGGAACAGAAGCGTGGAAGAAAGTAACTAGATTAGCAATAGCTATGGCAGGTTATCTAGTATCTACAGATACATCTTATGAAAAGATTATAGTTGATAAAGAACATGTTGATGCTGCAATAAATTATTTAAAGAGTTGTTATGATAATCCAACATTTAAATTAAAAGAATATGTTGCAACAGAAAGAATGTATAGCACAATCGATGATGATGGCGTTGCATTATTACAAGAAATTTATCAACACAATCCAAGTATATGTATTCAATTAGAAAGATTAAGTAGAACTAATAAACAAAACTTAATGGCAGCATCAGGTATAGAATCAGAAATGTATAATAAGATGATGCAAAAATTAACAGCAGGATTATTTATACAATATGATGGTTATGATATATTGCCTACCCAAAGATTTAGATTAGGTATGTCTAGAATAAATCGAGATGGTAACATACGTAAGGTAGGTGAACATGATGCGTAGATATAACTTAATAACAAATAAAGAACATATATTAGAAATGATAAATGAATTTAAAAGAGTTAAACCAGATGTAATATTCTTTGATACAGAAACAGATGGTTTGCATATAAGAAATTCAAAACCATTTCTATTACAGTTAGGGTTTCAAGGTGATGACTTAAACATCTATGAAGTAGATAGATTAGAAACACCAGAATTATTTAAACAAACTGTGTTAACAATGTATAAACTTGCTAGTAAATGTGAGTATTTATGTGGACATAATGTTAAATTTGATTTACATATGTTAGCTAATGTAGATTTACCTTGTAATATAACTAATGTAACAGACACAATGATTCGTATTCGTGCAGCACATGATGCTTTAACTCCTGAAAATGGTGGACCATCTTTAGGATTAAAAGAATATGCTACACAATATTTAACTAGAGATGCTAAAATGCATGAGCATCAATTAGCAGCAGAAAGACAAAGTATAGCAAAAGAGTATAATGTAAAATTAAAAGCTAAAATGTATGCTGTGGATAGACAATGGACTTTAAAATATCTAGATGATTATTTTAAAGATGTTCTAAATTCTGTAGATACATTACCTGAAAATGTTAAACATATTTATTTAGAATGGTATAATGAAATACCTGAAGAAATAAGACATAACATGACATTAGGTAAAGTAGAATCAGAAGACATTCCTTATACTTTATTAAATAAAGAAACATTAAGAGAGTATGCAGCATATGATATAGTTTACACAGCAGGAATTTATTATCAAACTAAGAAAGCAATAATTGCTAGAGATACTTGGGAACAAGTAAAAAGAGAAGAAGCAGTATTACTTCCTTGTTGGAGAATGGAACGCTGTGGATTCTATATGAATAAAGAATATATAAAAGAATCAACTAAAACAATGAGTGAATATCTATTACAACAAAGAAATAAACTTTATGATTTAGTTGGAGAAGTATTAAGTCCTTCACAAAATGCAAGGGTAAAAGACATATTAATAAATAAGTATGGAATGAACGTAGCATCAACAGGAAAAGACGCATTAGCTAGAATGTATGATGAGCTAAAAGCAACACAACCAGATGCAGAGGTTGTAAAATTTATAGGATTAATTCAAGAATTAAGAACATTAGAAAAATGGTATGCAACTTATCTTCTTAGATTAGTTAAAGAAATGAAAAAAGGAGATAGAATTTATACACAAATAAATCAAGTAGGAACTGTGTCAGGTAGAGTAACATCTGACTTCCAACAATTTCCAAAATTTGGTATAAATAAAGATGACGATACTCCATTATTTAATCCTAGAAATATGATAATGATAACACCAGGATATAAAGGATTAGCATATTTAGATTACAGTCAAATAGAATTAAGATTACAAGCATTATATACAATATTAGTTGGAAGTCCAGACTTAAACTTATGTCGTGCTTATATGCCATATAAATGTAAAACAATTGTAGATGATGGTAGCATAGGATGTGGGCAACATCAATATCATTTTGAAGATTTTGATTATACAAATCCTGAACATATTAAACACGCCTATGATTGGAAATGGTATCTAGAAGAAAATCCTGAAACAGAATGGGTTCCAACAGATGTACACGCAGCAACAACACATGTAGCGTTTCCAGATTTAGATATGCATAGTGATGAGTTTAAGAAACTAAGAAGTAAAGTTGGAAAACGTGTAAATTTTGCAAAGAATTATGGTGCACAGTTTAATAGAATTAAGGTTATGTTTCCAGATTATGATGATGAAACAATACACCGAATAGATGATGCATATTATAAAGCATTTCCAGGTGTTAAAAAATATCATGAATATTGTTATGATCTTGTATTAACAAGTCCTTATGCAGTTAATCTATTCGGTGTTAAATATTATGGATTATCTGGACATAAACTAATAAATTGTTTAGTTCAAGGTTCAGGTGCATATTTCTTAAAAGAAAAGATATGTGCTTTAGATAAATATATTCAAGAAAACAAATTAAAATCTAGAATGCAAATGCAAATACATGATGAAATTTGTTTTGAAATATATCCAGGAGAAGAAAAACATATAGCTGAATTTAAAAAGATAATGCAAAAATTTGATGATGCATATGTTCCACTTGTTGCAGAACTTGAATGGTCTACAACAACATGGGGTGAAAAGAAGGAGGTTGAATTAGATGAAGTCTAGATACATCCTTGCATTCGATCCAAGTGGAAACTTTAAAGAAGGAAAAGGAATTACGGGTTGGTGCTTATTAGATACAGAAACAAAGAAAGTAGCCAAGTTTGGTTATATATCTGCAGCAATGTATCCTCATCAACAAGCATATTGGGATGCACATATAACATTAATTGATAGCTTAGCAGGTTACGCACCAGCAATCGTCGTAGAAGATTATCTATTGTATTATAATAGAGCAGATAATCAAATTAATAGTAGATTAGAAACACCACAACTTATAGGTGTAATTAAATATGAATGTTATAAAAGGGGGATAACAGTTAATATTCAAACCGCAGTGTCAGTTAAAACAAGATGGAGTGATAATACATTAGTTAGAAAAGGATATCTTAAAAGACAAGGACGTAGTTATTATATCGGTGACGTTCTTGTATCTGATCACATAAAAGATTCAATAAGACACGCAGTTCATTTTGCTACATTTAGAAGGAGTTAGTATGAAAATTTATAAAATTTATATAACTAGTTTAATTGATAGTAAATTAAAAGTAGAACAAATCTGTTCTACAACTAATAAACATACTGCCCTTCTCGCCTATGAAGGCGCTGTAGTAGGGATGAGATACCATCTAAAAAATAAACAGTATAGAGAGATAAGTTTTAAATATAAAACAGATTTTACAAATGATATGAACAAGATTACTATAATAATTAAGGAGGAATATGATGCAAGAAAAGATTATAGAAAAAGGAATTTTAGATATCAAAATAAAAGATATAAATAAAATGTCTGAAGAAGAATATGCATTAGCTAGAAAAAATTCGTTTGGTGGCTCTGATAGTTCTGTATTGTGTGGAGTAAATTTATATAAAAGTATGGAACAACTAATAACAGAAAAGAAATCTAAATTCTTAACTGAAGAAGAAAAAGAAGTTGGCAAGAAACCTGTTGTTATAAAAGGTAGAGAATTAGAACCAATCATTCTTATGAAAGCAGAAAAAGAATTAGGAACTGAAATCTGTAAACCAACAGATATGTATGTGTTTAAAGACACACCTTGTTTAACTTTAAACTTTGATGGTGTTACAGAAATCGGTAATGATTTAATACCTATAGAAGCAAAACTTGTAAGTAAATGGGGAGAAAAATATTACAATAAATCAAAAACTATTGAAGAAAATAGAGAAGTTGAAATGCAAGTTGAAGGTTCTACTTTAGATGAACATATAAAAAAGAAAGCATTGCATATTGGGATTCCACCATATTACTATACACAATGTCAACAAGAAATGATGGGATTAAATGCACCTTATTGTTATCTTGCATGTCAATTTGATGATTCATGGACATTTAAAATGTATCTAGTTAAAGCAGATCCTTATGTCCAAAATATGATTAAAGTAATTGCAGATAAACATAAAGATGAAATATAAAAGAACGCTTATAGCGTTCTTTTTTTATGGTCGCACCATTCTTAAATAATTCTTTTGATGATTAAATGATCTCATTGCACGTAGAATTTTAACTCTAGTTAAATATTCAGGGTCCATTAATGTTGTTCCAAACTGATTTAGATTTAATGAACTTAATAATCCACGATTATGCCACCATCTATAATCTCTTGCATAGAATTTTTTAGTATAACGTCTCATTAAATTTGGATTCTTTTTAATACGAGGATATCTAGTCCATTGTGATTTGCTATAATTGTAACGACGACGAGGTCCATAAATATATGGAGGTAAACTTTTATCATTTAGTTTAGAATATATTGATGGGATTAAACTACCTTGTGTATCATCTAAATCATTTATACCTGTATAAAATTTTTGAAGATTCATACGTTGAGTATTAAATGGTAATAGTTCTTTCCAGTCACCTTTACCTTGTGCATACTCCAAAGGAACACTTATAAATGGATTAAGTCTATCTAAAGCAGAATGTTTTGGACCTGTTAATAAACCTAACATATCAAACACAGATGGACTTAATTTAATAATCGTGTTACCTATACGAAGATTACCTGTAAGTGCATGGTATGCTAAGAAATTAGTTTTCTTTAGTTCCTCATAAGTATATTCTCCATTGTTCCAACTAGCTGTTTCTGCATCCATTAATGTTCTTAATAATGCTGGGTTTTTAGTTAGCCCACCATTCAAATAATAACTTAAATTGTATAGTGGGAATGTTGAGAACCAGAATAATTGTTCACAAAATTCTAATAATTTTGGTTTAACAGAATAATCAAAATGTGTTTTTACTACACGTTGAATTGCTTCATCAATAGAGTTACCTTTATCTAATAAACCTAAAAACAATCCTAAACGTCCTGTTTGTTCTATTTGATTATTAATTGTATTGATAGCACGTATTGGTGAAAACCTTCCTTGGAATATATTATCTGTATACCACTTTTCCCAAAGAGGACGAAGATCATTTACACTATTATATGCTTCTAAATATTCTTGAAATGATTTAGAGAAGCCACCACTTGCTTGTGAATTGACAAAGAAATCAATTAAGAAATAACATTGTTGTTTTTCTTTTGGGTATTCTTTTAATACTTCTAAAATAGTTTCTTTATTTACAGTTCTATAATTTGTTAGTTTTAAACATTTTTCTTGAACTTCTTCATGAAAACGTAACATTTTAGAAGCTGTATAATCATATTTAAGAGTATCCCAAAGTCCAAGTTCATTTATATTTTTATATAATAATGTATCTGCTGCATTACGGAATGGGAAACCAGCAGTTGTTAAATCTAGTCCTTTGTATGTTGGCATTATAATACGTTTGTATACTCCCCAAACACCAGCATCCAATCCACGATCATTTATTGTAGTATAAGCAGCTCTGTAGATGGAATCGGGAAGGATAATAGCCTTACTTTTGATTGCTCGATTCCAACTAGCGCGGTTGTATATTTTGTATTCAACAACTAATGGATTGTTTTTTGCGTCTGCTTTAAGAACGGCTGCTTTATATTTACCTGCTTTAAAGAAATTATTTATTTCGTCATCAGTAGCGTCCTTAAACATGTCTTTGAACAATGCATTACCTACCCAATATCTATCGTTGAAAAATAATTCAGTATATTTTACGACTCTATTGGAACGCAATACAAACGCCTGTAGTCCATTAAATGTGTTTCTAGATAATTTATATGTGTGATTTATAATCATGTCATCAGGAGCTTGAAATAATCCCTGGACATAGTCTAACGCATTATAACCACCTATAATAGTATAGTTTAATTTAGAAAACTTTGTATTAAAGAACATATTATAATTGTTCATATTGATATTTTGATACAATTTTTGTTCCTCTAAAGTACCAAATATTTTTTGAAGCTCTTCATTTTTCATCATGTTACTCCACAATGATTCTGGTAAAGCTTCTACAGTTGTGTATTCTAATGGAAAACCAGCAGTATCTACATTTAATCTTGATTCATACTTTTTAATAGTGTCTGTAATTATATCTTGATATTTTATTTGTCCTTCATTATATCTTGGAAATCTATATTGTGCTGTAACTGTTGGATTTAATTTATGTGTTGGCACAATAAAGATAAGATCTGGATATTGCGTACTTGTTATTTTCTTTAAACCAGCAGCAGCATACTCGTCATTCGTATATGGGAATGGATTACTAATACCTTCCCAATGAATACTACCATCTGCAGCAGTCTTTTTGACTATATTATTATTATAAAATACTAATCCACCAGGTGTTCGATTAGCAATATGTTCAGCTAATTCGTCTGGTGCAAGTTTTTCAATACCTATGCTTTTATTAATTTGGCGTGCAAGATATGCTTCATGGTCAAACATATTATTATCATAATTAGATAATTCTTTATCTATAGTTTTAAATGTTTTGAAAAGATCATTAATTTTTTCAACATCTTTTTCTATATATTCTGTAAAAGCATCTTTGTATAATAGTAAGTCGTCTGCTGAAAGAGGTTGTGACATTATTGCTTGATTAACATACGCATTTACTTCATCAAACTGTGCATGTTCCATAACACTTATAACATTATCAAAAGCATATTCAGATATATACTGTTTATCGCTAACAACTTGTTCAAGCATTTCATTTAGTTGGGTTGTAGTTTCAGTTCTTTCTAAACTGTTAACTAATTCAAATTGTATTTTTAGATTTCTATAAGTACGAGCATTACGTTTGCTTATATTTCCAAGTGTTAATTGATCCCAAAGATACAACTGTTCTTTATTTAAATTATTAAAATATTCAGAAGCATTACGCATTGAAAATAAAGCATTAGGGTTGCTATATGTAGCTATTAATGCATTCTTAACTTGCCACATGTAATTAGCGTTTTCAATATAGTGTTCTTTAATTTCATCTGTTATAGCATGATACTGTGATAACCAAGCCAATCTATTATTTAATAATATATATTCTGCATTAGTACCTAAGAACATTTTATTATTTATATGAAATGTCTTTTCTACATTAGTGTTTGTTAAATGTTGTATAGCATACGTTTCAGATGCTACAGATGCATCAAATAAATTTTCAGCAATTTTAGCATTATATAAAAGATTTTTAGCATCTTGATATTTTATATAAGTACTTAACTCTGTGTTGTTTTGTTTGATGTAATCAATACTAACTTGAGCAGCATCAGCTAATGTATCTAAATAATCCATAAAGACTTCATATTCACCATAACGTTCTACAGGTGCTTCAATAACTGAAGCTAAATTTGTAAAGTACTTTGTAATAGTCCTTATATCGCGTATAGTGCTAGCACTATACATACTGTAAATTGGAAAGTCGGGTAAGTTTATTGTAGAAATATCATCAATATAATTGTACAACAAACGTTTAACACTTTCTCTAATTGTTACTGGATCTACCTTTTTTATTTTACGTTGAGCATTTGATGTAACAAAATCTAGAATATCTTCAATTATTTTTTCTCCATTTGTATCTTTTATTTGTTGTATAGTATATCCGTCGTGATTTTTTATAGCATCAAATAGAAGCGTTTTAATATAACGGCGTTCTTTTTTAGTTAAATTTGGAATTAATAAATTTGTATTAAGCATCTTTTGAGTATATGTAAACATATCTATTTGTGCCATTGTACGCTCTATTAATGTAGCTTCAAGTGCTAAATCTTTTTCATTTAATGCAACGATTAAAGATGGTATAACATCAGTACGTGTTTTAGATGCACGATCCATAAGCTCATTCATTACACGTCTGACTTGTTTATCTGCAGTTAAATTTAGATTTTGATTAAATATATCATATACTCTGTAATAAGATAACTGAGTTTGTATCATGCCATTAATGTTTTCTAAGTAATTACTTAAATCTATTGTTAATTTTTCAGATGTTAATGTATTATATAATCTTCGTAAATCTGACATTGTTTTTAAAAATGATTGTAAGTAAATATTTTTAGTATCGACAAACGCTTGTGATGCTTCAACATCTAGTGTTTTGAATAGAGTATAACTACTTTCTAAGGTTTGATACCAGTCACAAATTGTTTCAGGAGTTGCTTTGTTTAAAGTAAGATCATTTATTAAACGATCAGTTTGTTTTAAAAAACCTATTTGTGCTTTTGTATTACTGATTATATTATCTGCTAACTCTTTATGTTTATCCCCAAGTGTCTCTTTAATAGTTGTAGTCCAACCTTTTTCAAACTCTGTTTCCAACATTGTTTTAGATGTTGCCTTATCTACAACTGTCATATCTGCAAACTGTTCTCGTCTTAATACATCTTTTAAATAAATTTGTGCTCTCTTTAAATTAGCATTTTCTTGTATACGCGTAACAGCATCTTGTATATTCATTATCTGATTTTTTGAAAACTCTCTATATTTTAATACGCCAGCATCTGTTAAATCATGTTCAAAAAATTGTTGTAAAGCAGCAATGTTTTTTCCATGTGCATACTTTGTACCTGTTTGAACAAACTTATTTAACTCTTGATTAGCTAAAAATTGTGGTGCATCTTGTGTTTGTCTAACAATTTCTAAGATTAATTTATCTTTATCAGCCAAGTTAGAATTAAGAACTTTAGCAATTTGTTTATAATTTTTAGTATTTATACCTAATTCATCTACAGCTTTTCTAATTAGATTACGATAATTTAATGGTATGCTGTCACTGTTTATTAATACTTTATTATAAAAAGCTCTTAGTTGTTCTATACCATAGTATTTATTATTATAGCGTAATAATTGTTTATCTAAATATTCAAGTTTTTGCATATAACTTGTTTTATTTTTTAGATTAGCCATAACTTTATTAATTTGATTTAAGTATGCATTGTGTAGTGTAGTTAGTTCTGCTCTACGCAATGCTATTGGGCCAGCACCTATTGCTCTAAAGAATGATCTAGCAGCGTCTGTCTTCATCCATTTCTGAACAGTGTTATCACTAAGGGTATCACCTAAATGTTTAATAAACATTTTTTGTAAAGTGTCTTCTTTTAATTTAAAGACTTGTTTCTCTGATAATCTAGCTAACATCTTAGAATATTCTTCTTGTAGTTCTGAAGGCGTCTTTCCAATTAATTCTAAGATGCCACGATTTCTACGCATAGTGTCTGCAAAAAATGCTTCGGACTTTTTAAACGCGTCATCAGATATACTTGATACAGCATATTTAATATCAGGCATATCAGTAGAAGCAACATAACTACGAAGTTTTGATACTGCTTCATTGAATAAATACTTAGTAAATTGTTCAACTGGAAAAACTTCTGAAAGAACTTTATAAGGTGCAGTTATAGGTAAATAAGCAGTAAATGTTAATGCTTTGTCAACACTTAATCTTGCTGCTTGTAAACGCAATGAAGCTTGATACCATCTAAAAGCACGTAATTGTTGTTTGGTTGCTTTAGATAAAGTATCTTGGAGTATTCCTTTATAAGCATTTGATTTAAAAGCTTTATTAATTAATTCTTTAGCAACATCATCTAATTCTTTTAATGTTTTATATTTTAATAATTTTTTAATAGAATCAAATGTTAAATCTTCAGCACTTTCTTTTATTATATTTTTAGTAATTTCTTTAGCAGCAACTTTAGCGAAGTCTTCTGCAGTTTCTTTAGAAACTGTTTTTAATAACTGTTTTGAAAGTTCATCAACATTGCTTTTTACTGTAGCTTCAACAGTCTCTTCTATAACATCTGCGCCTGTTTTAATTGTAGAACCTGCTAAAGCCTTAGCACCTAATGAAACCCAGTTCAATGGATCAGAAACTATTTCTAACGCTAAGTCTCCAAAGAAATTACCAGTATTAAAATTGTATACTTTGCGTGTGTTATGGTCTCCAACACCCCAAGCAGCTGCTAGAGAATCTAACCCAGCGTGTCCGCCTGCTGATTCAAATTGGGATTTAACTAGATTACTGAATAAGTCTAATGTTTCACTAGCGTTTGTTAATAAATTCAAACCAATTACTTTCCAAGAATCATCTCTGTTTTCAAAAACAGGATCTATAAATTGATTTTTTGTTAATGCTAAAGCTCCCACGACTTTATTAAGTAGTGGGATTTCTTTAAAAAAACCAAGATTATTTTGATCTAATGTTCTACGTAATTGGCTAGTTCCAAGAGGACCGCCTGTAATAATATCCGCAAAAGAGTTTGCAGCTTCAGGTTGTAAAGACATTGCATTTACACCGTATACTATTGCGTCACTTTTGTAACCAATGGGAGGTATTGGGTCTAGTGGATGCAATGCCTTTACAGCTGGTAAAAACGTAGCACCATTTATAGATCTAATTGGTGTTATTGGTCTTAAATTTTTACTATTGCGCTTTAGCATTTGTTATAGCTCCTTGTTTAGTAACGTAACTATCATAACCAGTATTTTGTGTACCTGTTCCACGGATTAAGTCATATGTAGCAGCAACTACATCACCACCGTTTTTAGGTAAGAATACATTTTTAAATAACCAGTCTACGTCATTAACACCACCATAAGCTGCTCTTCCTTGTGCAGAATAATTATCATATATTGCACTCATGATATTATTTGCAGCCATACGTTGTGCTCTAAGATTTTCATCAGCACCATAGAACGCTGCGTTAGCTGCCATATCAGCTCCATAACGTGCAGTATCATTTGCATATAATGATGCGCTTGTGTTACCAAGAACTTTTGCTAGATTATTATAAACACTAGTAGCATTTATGGCTGCTTGTGAATTTTCTAATAAGGCATTAGCAGTTGCTTGATTACGAGCTGTTCCTGTTTTTAATTCTTCTGAAGCTTTGTTAAGTAAAGCTTCTCTAGCAACATTAACATCAGCGGCAGCTTGTGCACCAGATGTCATCCCTTTACTGATTGCTTGTGCTTTATCAGCACGTATAGCATCTAAATAAGAAACTACAGAAGATGCGTTTTGACGTTCTGTCATATTCTTAGCAACATCAGAAACATATTTTGCATAATCAACTTTTGCTTCTCCAGCCTTCTTATAGTCTGCTAGTATATTTTCATAATCAAAATCTAAATCATATAGTTCTGCTAATTCTTTATTTGAATAAAGTTTTACAGGTGCTACTTCTTTTTGATATGTATCAAAAGAAGTATCTAGATATGCAGGTCCTGGTATTGTTAATCCAGAAGTACTTGCACCATCTAACCATTTTAATTTATCTTCATTACTTAATTGCATATAAGTGTTATTCCAGTTTTCTCTGAAAGTACCACTATTTTCATAAAGTTGATTATATAATTGAGATAAAGCTTTGCTATCTGTATCGTCTAAAGTATCTCCGTTTCTAAATTTATTATATGCAACCAGTGCATCTTTATGAATTAATGGATCTATATAACCTAACTTATATGCATCATTAATATAATTGTCTAGTGACTGTGATTTTAATACACTTCTTAATTGTGATTCTGAACGCACTAATTGTTTCTTAGGTTGATAAAGATACGGATCTCCAGACTCTTCTCTTTTCTTATTAAGATAGTAACCGTAACCACCTAAGATACCAGATAGTACGGCAGCACCACCTAAAATTAAACCTGTTACCATATTTAATTACCTCCTTTATTGATTAGTACTGTTGTTTAAATCACCAGTTCTATATGTGCTATACATATCATTACCATAAGCAGTTGCTGCATTATCACCATATATAAGTTGATAGTATTTCCATAATGAATTATTATTTGCATATTGCATATTAGCTAAAGCAGCTTGTGCACGGTTTTGATATGCACTTGCAGCAGCGTTAGCAAGTGTAGCTTGTGCATTACGTGCAGCAGTATATTTATCTTTATATGCATTTAATGTATCTATATATTGTTGTACATCAGATGCATTCATATTAGCTCCTTGACTCAATAACCAAGAACCAATGTTATTATAATCTTTTCTTGCATTTATAGGATTTTGAGCAAGTTCTGCTTCACGTTGAGCTTTATAATCATTAATAATGTTATTTAAATTTGTTGCAGTCTCACCTAAAGTTTGGTCTGCAGCTAAAGAATTTGTTAATGCATTAGCTGCTAAAGTACCACGTCCAACAGCAGTTGGTGCTTGAGCTTTATAACTATCAACATACTTACGTATAAGATTGTTTGCATATGATGCTGCTGTAAAATTAGCATCTTCATTATATTGTTCTTGCTGTTTTATAGCATCATCATAGTATTGGTTTGTAGCGTCGTTATATTGTTTTTCAATATTTGCCATGTTGTATTGATCTGTAATACCATACAATTTTGCAAGCTCTTGTGCTGACCATACTTTTGGTTTCTTTAATGCATCTATTTCTTTTTTTAATTCTTTAAGTTGGTTCTGATAATAACGATCATTACCTTTTGAACCACCTGAACCACCAGATCCACCTATATTTCTAGCAGCATTTTTAATAGCTTTTGTCGCACCGTTTATAACATCATTAATTTTGTCTGTTGTAGTTTTGTCTTTTTGTTGCTGTGCTTTTACTTCTGATTCTTTCTTTGTTTGAGCTTCAACTTGTTTATCCCATAGACGTAAACTGTTAGACATAATAGTGTCTACATTCTTACTTTTTAAATCAACTTTAGGATCCCAGTAGGCTTCAATATTTGAAGTATCTACCCCAGCTTTTTTACCTAGGTTCTTTATAAGACCAACAATATTCTTTTGGTCATTGCTTGTTATACCTATATTAAAAAGACCAGCTGTTGATGCATCCATAATGTTATATAATAGATCACGTGCATCTTCTTTAGTTTTAACATTTTTAATTTGTTTATTCCAGTAGTCAGTATCTATACCACCACCGAATTTTACACCTTTAGCCATTTATAAACCCCCTTCCTATAACTTTTTAAGAGCGTTTGCTTTATAGAATCCTGTAGTTCCTGTGTCATTACCAACTTGATATGGGTAAGGTCTTCCTGTCCATATCTTTTTAATAACTCTGGTCCAGCCAATACCACCAGCTCTAGCTCCAGTACCATATGATGAAGCACGTCCTGTACCAGCAATTCTAACTTTGTCTCCCACTTTTAATGCAGTAGGTGTAGGAGTTGGTGTAGGTGTAGGCTTTGGTTCTGGTTTTGGTTCTGGTTTTGGTTCTTCGTAATCATAAGTATGTGGGTTTAACCAAGTATTACTTCCGATTCTAGTCATACCCATATGTAAATGTGGACCCGTGCTTTTACCTGTTGAACCTACATGACCAACCAATGTACCTTCTTTTACTTTGTCTCCTTTTTTAACTGTTACGTCACTCATGTGAGCATACATAATGCTTCTATCTATTCTAGGATATCTAATCCATATATAGTTACCATATCCTGTTTTAGATTTGTTTTGACCTGTTACAACTTTTTGAACGTACCCATCTTCAATAGCATACAATGCCCAATTTTTACAATGAGTACCATAATCTGTTCCCCAGTGTGTAGCAACCTTTCCAGTGATTGGATCCTTACGTTTACCATAAGGAGATGTTACATACCAGTCGGTTCTTCTAAATGCTTTACTTGCTAATTTCATCAAATATCACATCCTTATCTTCTTCTAATGTTCCTTCGATTGCTTCACTTTCGTCATGTAGAGCTGGGCCATCCCAGATAATAGATTCATCGAATTCTTCTCCGATCATTTCTTC